GCCTTCGCCGCCGCTTGTGACGTAGTTGCCCGCGATTTCTGCGTTTGCACTCATAGGATTAGGCCGTCGTCACATTCGTCAGCGTCGGCGCTTCGTTGATGTGTAAGGTTACATCATAGGTCGGCGGGTTCTGTCCCTCAACCCCGCTGTACTCGACGGTTGCAGACGGGATGTTGAGGCCGGTCTCAACCGCCCCGCCGTCGGCGTCGAGCCACTCCACGGTCACGCTCGAGACGCGACGACTGCCGGAGACTTGATAGTCCCCGGAGTCGGGGTCGAAGATGCCGAGTGCGGTCCACCCTGCTGGCGGATCCGCGGCATTATCGACCGCCGATGTGAACTCCAGCGTCGGGCTGGCGGCCTCATGGAACGTCTCGGTGATTGTCTTCGCCGCGAGCGCAAAGTCATTCGTTGACTCGCCCGCGGAGTAGCTGATACTGTCCTCCTCGACGAGCGTGAGCTGCTCGCCGTTGACGGTCACGTTGACCACCTTGCCGGTCACTGCGTCGTTCGTACTCATGGATTAGTTGTCGTATGGACTCCGTGTCGCAACATTGCGCTCGAAACCGAAGCGTGAGGCTCCCAGGTATCTATTCACATCATCGTTCCACACGATCTCTTCTTCGGCTGTGAGGCCGGCTGCGTAGAACTCTGCCGAGTGCTCGGTCAGGGCGTCGACGACATCCGACTGGATGCGCGACAGACCGAGCGTCCCCTCACTGGCGACGTAGTCGTCCGTCCCGTCGACGATAACCCGCACCGTCCCGCTCGCGTCTTCCATCTTGTTGTTCGGCGACGTCGAGTCGAGTGA